AATTGGTATGATCCATCGGCAATAGAAATAAGAGATGGTAAATTAATTTTAAAAACCCAATATAACCCAAAAACATTTACTATAGAAGGAGAAGAAATTGAAAGTCCTATTGGGATTGGATTAGTATCAAATACTACAAGATTTAAGTATGGTTACTTTGAAATAGAAGCAAAATTACCAACAGGTAAAAACCTCTGGCCTGCATTTTGGATGTGGGGGTTTGATTCTTGGCCTCCTGAAATTGATGTATTTGAAGCTTATAGCTCATCAAGATTAAAAACATACCTTCAAATTAACTTTCCTAAAATTTATAACTTTTGGAAAATAGAAACAAACTTTTATTATAACACTAGTGACAACCCTAAGAGTACAGGATCAGTAAAGAAATTTTTAGGTTTTAAAAACCCACAAAAGAATTTTATTAAATATGCTTGTCTTTGGGAAGAAGATAAAATTACTATCTTTTATGATGGTAAAAAAATAAGAGAATTGACTGATAAAAAGGTATTATCTCAAATTAATAGTACTGATATGAATGTAGTAATCAATACCAGTATGAGGGATGGTAAAAGAATATCTAAACAAGAAAATTCTGAATTTATCATTAATTACTTTAAACATTCCACTTTAGAGGATTACTATCAATTCTTGTTAGAAAAATAAAAATATAATATGTCAGTTGAAATTATAGAAGAAAATGAGCTAATAGCGAACCGTAAAGCTCCGGGTGATAATTGGATTTTAGTAAATGATTCTGAAAAAGTATTATATACTTCACTTACAGATACTTTAGAAGCATTTTTCCATAAAACTGGTTTTAAAGGTGCTTATAGATTAGATCCACTTGATAGTAAACTTTATGCTATCCATACACAAGAAGAAGAAATTCCTGTAGAAGAACCTAAAGAATATGGAATCTACGGAGAAGTTAGTTTTAAGCAAGGAGCATAATTCTGCGATTACATTTGGAATCCCCAGAATTTGTTCGTATATTTAAGTTATGATAAATAAGCAACATTCACTCTTAGTTGAGAAGTTTAGACCCACAAATTTGAAAAATTATGTAGGGAATGAACATATTAAAAAAACAATTAATCAATATCTAGGAAATAATGATATTCAAAACCTTATCTTTTATGGGCCTGCAGGGACAGGAAAAACAACTCTTGCTAAACTCATTGTTAAAAACCTTGATTGTGATTATTTGTACATTAATGCTAGTGATGAAAGAGGTATCGAAACCATTAGGGATAAAGTTTCGGGGTTTGCTTCAACAGCTAGCTTTAAGCCACTTAAAGTGGTCATTTTGGATGAAGCTGATTTTCTTACTATCCAAGCGCAAGCTTCACTCCGTAATGTTATCGAAACGTTTTCTCGTACTACTAGGTTTATCTTAACTTGTAATTATGTAGAACGTATTATTGATCCTTTACAATCAAGATGTCAAACACTTAAAGTAATCCCACCATCAAAATCAGATGTTGCTAAACATATTGCATGGATTATGGGAGAAGAAGAGATATCTTTTGAAATTGAAGATTTAAAAATAATTGTTAATCAATTTTATCCTGATTTACGTAAATGCCTCAACACCATTCAACTATCAACGCAGGATAGCCGTTTAACAATTGATAAAACGGTTTTAGTGTCATCTAATTATATGGTTCAGGTGATAAAAGAATTAAAAAATGCTAAACCAAGTTGGAAAAATATTAGACAAACAATAGCTAATTCAGGTAGTCAAGATTTTGAAGAACTGTTTAGATACCTTTATGATAATGCTTCAGTATATGCTGAAGGAAGTGAAGGAATGGTTGCAATTTATATTAATGAGTATAGTTATCAAGCTAACTTTAGAATAGATAAAGAAATTAATTGTTTAGCATTAATAGCAAAATTAATAGAATTAAAATGAAAACATTTTTATCTTTTCTTTTAATTTGGATAAGCCAGAATTTAGCCATACCTTTTTGGATGGTTGGACACGTCCATTTATCTTTAAACGTTTACCAAGACATGCACGAATTAATCGCTAGTGTAGGTATGAATATTTTAGTAGCGATTGGATTTTTCTTAGATTATAAACAAAATAAAAAATAAAAAAAAATTATGAATCCACAACAACAACAACCCAAATTGAATATCGATTTGAAAAACACAAAATCGATTGAAACACCTGAGGGAAATAAGATTTTCCAACAAGGTGTACTTCTTAGATCTGTTTCTAAATTTGTAGTAGGAGCTGAAGAAGATGCTGTTTTACCAGTACCAGTATTTTATGATCCTCAAACAGGAAAAATCTTAGAAAGCACTATACCTGCTGAACTAAGAGAAGAGTACGAAAATGATGTTATATAGTGGCTAAAGCTGATATACAAAATACTTTTGGATGGTTGGATGAGATAACTGTAAAGAAATCTCATCCAGATTCATTCTCTCAAAAATCTTGGGATAATTGGAATAGCTATATGATACACAGATGGGTTTCTCAAAATCCTAATTACATAGATATTGTTAATTATGTTCAAAAAATGAATCCTCAAGGTAAAAAAGAAATTTATTCTGTTTATCGTGAACTGATCCCACGAAAGAAACAATGGAATAAGTATATTAAAAATGAAAATAAGAAAAATTATCAAGATTTATCTGAGTATTTAGTTAAATATTATCAATGTTCAGTTAAAGAAACTTATAATTACATTGATATCTTAGGAAAAGATGGAGTAAGATCTATCTTAACTGATATGGGATTAGAAAAAAAAGAAATAACTAAATTATTCAAAAAAGCAAAATTATGAATCATTTAATAGATATGCTTCAAAAATCAGCAGAAGCTGACAAATCAAAAGCATTATTAACTTTGGAATTATTATCAAATCATCCTGCGGGTATTGGAGATCATTCAACAGATGATTTCTATAAAAATGCAGAGGAAGCAGTTGCTATGTTAGCTGAAGCTGATGATAGATTAGAAGCAATTGAAAAATATTTAATTAAGAAAAAAGTTATATAAATGAAAAAGGAAGAAATTATAAAAATATTTGAAACAGAGTATCCTGAACTATCAAATGAATTTCAAACAATTCAAAAAGAAATGTATGAAACATTTGCTGCAAAACACATGGACTATGGTTTGCAAAATATTTCATTAGGTGGTGATTTAACTAAAGAAACAGATAAAAAATTCTCATTAACAGGATTAGCTATCAGATTAACAGATAAGATATCTAGACTAAGAAACCTATTAACAAATGGTAGAAATTTTGTACAAGGTGAAGGGATGGAAGATACGTTTTTAGATATAGCTAATTACGGAATAATCGGATTACTTGTTGGTAGAGACAAGTGGAAAAAATAAATTGTGGGAAAGAAAAAAATACCTCAAATAGTAAAAGATATAAGAGCACACCAGCATATTGAAATAAATTATGCATACCAAAAGAATGTCTCTTATTCACAATTCTCAATGTTCAGAACGTGTCCTAAAAGATGGTCACTTCAATATAAAGATGGGTTTAAGATGTTTACATCTTCTATCCATACTGTATTTGGAACAGCATTACATGAAGTACTACAATATTATTTAGATGTAATGTATGAAGAAAGTGCTGCCGAAGCTGATAGAAAGAATTTAGTTGAAATGTTTGAAAATGCTCTGAGAGATGAGTATAAAGTTCAATATAAGAAAAACAATAATCAACATTTTAGTACATCTACAGAATTAAGAGAATTTTTTGAGGATGGAGTAAAAATTATTAGAACATTTGCTAAAAAACGAGGTCAACACTTTAGTAAAAGAGGATGGCATTTAGTTGGATGTGAAGTACCTGTTATACTCCCACCAAATAAATTCAATAACAACGTTATTTACCAGGGATACTTGGATGTTGTAATGTATCATGAGCCAACGAATACATTTAAAATTATCGATATTAAAACGTCAACTCGTGGATGGAATGATATGGCTAAAAAAGATGAAAGTAAACAATTTCAGCTTATCTTATACAAGAAATTCTTCTCTGAGCAATTTAATGTTCCTCTAGATAATATTAATATTGAATTTTTTATTGTAAAAAGAAAGGTGGTGAATCATCCTGATT